GTGAATAATCATGCCCCTCAAAAAAGGTTCCTCAAAGAAGACCGTATCCAGCAATATCCGTAAGATGGTAAAAGAGGGATACCCTCAAAAACAAGCCATTGCGGCGTCCCTTTCGGCAGCAGGTAAAAGCCGAAAGAAGAAGAAGAAGTAATCCGTGAGAGGGGTCTATACGCGTCTGTAAGGCCCCTCTTTTTCTATTTAGGTACCGTATGTCCAAAACCACAACACAACCTCCTTCACGGAGCTTAGAGAACCGTCTCAATGCTTCCTTTCCTTTGTTCCTTTCTCTTGTATGGAAGTCGCTAGACCTGCCTCCTCCAACACGAGCACAATTAGCCATTGCTCAGTACCTTCAACGTGGACCCAAACGATTGCAGATTCAAGCCTTTCGCGGACTCGGAAAAAGCTGGATCGCGGCGGCCTTTGTGTTGTGGACACTTTGGAATGACAGAGACAAAAAGATCCTCGTGGTATCAGCCAGTAAGCAACGTGCCGATGACTTTACCATATTTACGCAGAAGTGTATTATGGAGTTTGATTGGCTTTCTCACTTCCGTCCCGTAGACGATGATCAACGGTGGTCACGTGTCTCCTTTGATGTGGCTGGTTGTAAGCCCGCACAAAGCCCCTCAGTAAAGAGCGTTGGTATTACCGGTCAGCTAACAGGTAGCCGCGCAGATCTGATTGTCTTTGATGACGTAGAAGTCCCCGCTAACTCCGCCACAGATATGATGCGGGAAAAGCTCCTTCAACTTGTGACGGAGGGTGAGTCCGTGTTGACACCTAAACCCGACAGTCGCATCGTCTTTCTCGGTACCCCACAGACTACCTTTACTATCTATCGGACACTTAGAGAAAGAAATTATAAACCCTTTGTGTGGCCCGCTCGTTACCCAAAAGACCTTACCGGATATGACGAGGTATTAGCACCGCAACTGGTAAAAGATATCGAAAAGGATGGACACGAAGCCCTTTCATGGTCACCTACCGACACTCGCTTTTCGGAAATTAACCTGCTGGAACGTGAACAAAGTATGTCGCGGAGTAACTTCATGCTCCAATTCATGCTGGACACGTCCCTCAGTGACGCCCTTAAATTTCCTCTTAAGCTCAGCGACTTTTCAGTACTACCGCTTGACATGGAAAAGGGTCCAAGTGACTTGGTGTGGGGCTCCGATAAAGAGACTATGTTGGACCTTCCTGCTGTTGCTCTCCCTGGGGATAGATGGCACCGGCCTAAGACTGTTTCGGAATTTGTCCCATACGGGGAAACTATTGTTAGCGTGGACCCCAGCGGCAGAGGTAAGGATGAGACGGTGGCGGTTATCCTCTCACAGATAAATGGCTACCTCTTTATTCGAGACATCTTTGCAAATCAGGATGGCTACTCCGATAATACCCTGTGTGAGATCTTAAGACGTGCCAAACGGTACAACGCGTCTTTGTGCTTGATTGAATCCAACTTCGGTGATGGTGCCGTCATGGAGTTGATGAAGAAACACGCACAAGAAATGAAGGTTGGTATTTCCTTTGAGGAGGTACGTGCCACTACCCGGAAGGAGGACCGCATCATTGACACCTTGGAACCTGTCCTTAACCAACACCGCCTAGTCATCGACCAACGCCTTATTGCGTGGGATTATCAATCCAACCCGGATATGGCCCCAGAGGAACGCCTTCCACGGATGCTCATGTACCAGCTCACACGGATGTGTCGTGAGAAGGGTGCCGTCAAACACGACGACCGAGTAGACGCCCTTGCCCTTGGTGTAAAATACTTTCAGGATATCCTTGCCATATCTGCAAAACAGGCTCAAGTTGAACAAAAACGTACCGATTGGAATCGTATGATCACTGCCTTCATAGACCACCCCCAAGAGGCCACAGATCGCCTAGTGCTTGGGACAGGCTTTGAGGACGTTGGAGCCGGTGAAAACGGTGTCTATACCTGGGTTTGAAAACGGGTAGCCGCGTCCCCACCTCATAAGGTGCCCCCTTATACCGGAAGTGTGGTGCCTTCCGGTGTGGAACAGCGGTAACGCGAAGGGAGACCGAACGCCTTTATGTCGTCTCCTTTCGCATCCCATCACCGGAGATCTCTTTCCACTGCGTCTTTCTTGATGTGACACATTTATACACACTTTGTCAACGCCTCAGCGGTCAGAACACCGACGATGGACTCATTCGTGTAAGCGGGAAGGAAGCCCATATCAAGAAAGACACCACCCACACACCAGACATAGCATGAAACTGAGTAAGTCTTAAACGGGCATCAGTATACGCGAACGATTGACTGTTGGACGTAGCTACCCAACCCTCCCTTGTTTTGGGGCCGACAAGCAGAGGAAAAAAATGACACAAAAGCGGGGGCCGGGGCCTTCTGAACAAACAGGAACGACAGTGACTGTTTTGTGAAGACCAAAGAAGACACACGAAGTGTGGCTGATGCGGAGCCGGAAGACACAGGAATACCAACTGTGTGGTTCTAGCTTAAACCCATAATAGACCACCGTAGGATTCTTCGGAGCGTGAGCGGAGAAGAAGACAAGGCATGGTCTTCAACTAAGCAGACCACACAAAGATTAACCCCTTATTGTTGGTGTGGGGTCGAATGACCCCCAAATAGCCGTAATTAACGAGTCTATAACGCAGAATAAAACGTGTCCATAAAACACAACCAAAACGCAACTATTAACCAGTCATACCGTACTATACCACGCTATATCGTGTTATAACACGTGTAGACATAACACCTCACCACACCACTGTTCCCCATTAAAGATGATTAACGCTAATCCCCTTCTGCATTCTGCTTCTTTGGTCTCTATCACACCATCCGCAGAAGAGACCATTGCTTATTGTGCCAGAGTATCTAATCCAACTAACCAAAAGAACCACGAGACTGTGGATAAGCTTCTTGGGTATTGTATTAGACATGGCCATTGGTCAATCTTTGAAATGGCTAATCTTGTTGTGGAGATCAATACCACACGGGCTATTAGTCCACAAATCCTTAGGCATCGGTCCTTTTCCTTTCAGGAGTTCTCTCAACGGTACTCTCGGGTCTCCGATCTTGGTGGGTTAGACCTTCCACATCTTCGTAGGCAAGACCACACCAATAGACAGAACAGTCACGATGATCTAAAGCCTGAAGATACCCAGCTGTTCTACCGTCGTATCGCTCAACACTACGCCGAAGCAGAAGATCTCTATGAAGAGATGGTCAGTAAGGGTATCGCAAAGGAGTGTGCCAGAGAAGTACTGCCTTTGTCTTCCCCTACTCGTCTTTACATGAACGGTACCATTCGGTCGTGGATTCATTACCTTGAGCTTAGGACTGGTAATGGTACGCAAATGGAACACCGTATCATAGCCGAAGCCGTTAAAGGTATCTTTACCGCTAACCTCCCCATCATCTCAAAAGCCCTGTCATGGAACAACTAACCTACGAAGAATACAAGAAGTGGCTAGACATCAAAGTAGCTCTTGAGGGGGCGGGTAAAACAGACTCTCCCCTCTATACGCAAGCTGTTCAGATGCTGATTAAACGCCCCGTACCACCCTACCCTAAGGCCGATGCTCGGATCTCTAAAAACGACATCCTTTAAGGAGATCTATAAAGGGACATACTTATGGCCACACTGGATTCGCTTCCTGGTGTTGGGTCTTCTTGTCTGGATTGAAGAGCGGTGGATTGCGACACATGTTGAAGAAACCGTGGATGAAGCGATTAAGGAGTATGAAACGCTTCAAACAGATCCACAGGGGGTACCTGATCCGGTGTATTCGGAGACCGGTGGCGGCTTCTACGATGAGATGCGTCTTATTGCCCCTTGGAAGGCCCAGGAAGGCACCTCTGACTCACCGCAGGTGTAAGGACACCTACGGCTCCTCAGAGGCCCCTTCTAGGGTCACACAGGGGCAGGTATGAAAATTTGACACAAAAATGTGAACCCCTTATACGCGGGCAGCGGGCGCGGTTACCCCCCATCGGGGGTGCCTGGTCCAATTTGTCCAGCCGGCCCCCCCTGTCCAAAGCCGTTGGCCAAGCCCAGACCCGTTGCGGCGCAAGGGATGTCCAGCGATGGCGTACCTGTGCCGGATGCAGATACGCAGGGTGTGGGCAGGTATGCATGTAACGCGCGTGTGCCCGTGCGTGTATGCGTGTGCGCGCATGTTTCATCTATGTTTCTAAAAAATCTGTCGCCATCAGGTTTGCTTATCAATGATATAAGCAACACTTATCATAAAGGGGTTGACGAATGGGCAGGGTAGGGGCCATGATGTATGCATCGGATCGAGAGGAGCCGACGCGAAGTCAGGCCAACCCAGCATCCGTAGGATCACAGCCGATGACGTGCTATGATCTGCTCAGTCCACACCAACACCACCGAACACACGATGTATTACATCTGCCGCATGACTGAAGATGGAATGTGGGAAGGCCTACGTTCCACACATGATCAGGACTATGCTGAGGCTATTCTCGACTATTACTGCGAGCGTTGGCCTT